ACGATCAGGGTCATTTTTCATTAGTTTAATAATGTCGGCCCTACGATATACCTTCTTACGACTACCTTCAGCACTGCCTCGTGCATTGCCTGTATTAGCTGCCCTGAGTGTTTGCTTACGTGCTTGTTTTTCAACTTTAGCAGTTTGCTGTGCAACTGTTTTTCGTTCTTTCCAGAGTGAAAAAAGCTCATCAGCAGCGTCAGCATCGTACTGTTGGTCAGCGGCTACAAACAATTGAGTCCTAATTTTTGATGCTTTAATCCATTCAGCAAACTTAGGATCGCTAAGAATTTGTTGCATATCTGGATGTTTAGCTTGAAGCGTAGCCAAAGATGACTGTTTTTTGTACTGTTCTGTGTACTGTTGTGCTTCTTTAATTTTAGGATGATTTTCAATTGCACGATTAACAGCGGCTTGAGGATCTGTAAAATAGTCTATATCGTTTTCAGGCTCAACGTGTTGCTGTTGAGGTGCTGGTGGTTGTGTTTGACTACTAATGTAATCATCTACAACCTTACGAAGCTCTCCTACTTCAGAGGACTGACGACCTAAAAGCTTTTCAGCCTCTTGGTGCATCTGTACAACTTCTTCTAGAGACTTACCTTGGTACTTCTCAGGAACTGTAGGTTTTTCTGTTTGAGGTTGCTCAACTTCTGTTTCTTGTTGAATCTCATCAACTTCGTTTTCAATGGTGTCCACATTTTCCTCTTCAGGTTGTGGATCAAGCATTGTTGCTCTTGACATAATTAAACTCCGTGATTATAATCATTGTGGAGACTTCTTTTTACCTGCTTTTTCGTGTTCTCGTACCCACTTCATATGCTGACCGGGAAAGTCCCCAGTAGAGCCATCAAGGTGAAAAGACGGGGCAGATACCATTTTAGTAGCGTTAGCACCACAACCGCACCTACTGGTTGTAATACCACTTTCTACCATTTCTTCAAAGACATGTCCGTTAGTACAACGGAAGTCATAAATTTTAAACATCTACAGGATCTTCTTCTTCGGCTTCTGCTTGCTCTTTAGCTGCTTCTATAGTACCTTGAAGGTTAATTACAGAAGCAAGAGCAGCAACTTGGCCTTTACGGAAATATAAATCTTTTGTGTCTTTAACTGTTTGAATGTCAGCTAAATTTTGTGCATTATTAGATAACTCTTGTATGAGTTGTTTGAAACCTTCGGAATTGAAGAGTTCGAAGTAGTTGTCGAAGTAGGTTTCAAGCTCAGTGTTCATAGTTTCCTCTAATGTTGTTAACTATAGTTTTATTATAGCATACTTTTTAACGGTTGTCAAGCTTTTCTTGTAGACTTCCTTCGTTTACCTGAAGCTGTGACTGCGTGTTTAATTGCTTTGGGGCCAGTCTTACGGCGAGCAGAAGAAGTTTTCTCAGCTTTGGTCATCTTAGCTGCTACTGCTTTGGGTCTACAAGAGGGGTAGGGACGTTTGCTGTTCTTAGCGGACTTACGCCCACAAGGTTTGCCTGTCTTAACGTCTACCCACTCCTCCTTAAACCACTTCTTAAGGGCGGCACCCTTTTTACTTTTTCTTACGGCCACTTTTGTTACCCCAGTTCTTAGCGCCGACTTTGCGACACTTAGCTACAGCACCAGATGCGTACGCAGAAGGCCAAACTTTGTATCTAGACTTGACCTTACGTGCACAAGCGTCGTTAGCTTTTTTTTTAGCAGCCATAAAACTTTTAAACTCGTCGTCTTGTGTTGCTACGGTTTAGTCGTTGTTGTCGTCGGCCAGTTGCCATAGTACCTCTAGATGGAGGGACATAAGGTCCTCCGGGAGAAGTTACTCTTTTAGTTTTAGTGGCCGTCGCCGTCTTCTTTTTGGGTGGACGACCTACTTTACTTCCGTATGTTCCTTTTCCTTGTGGCATAGTTATCTCCTTACCATTTTTTGCATGACCAGTATCTAGCTGTCAGCTTACTGGGTGGGTTTGTGTCACACTTGTGACGTGCTCTAAACGACTTTCGTCGTGCAGGCTGGTCTTTCTTAATAGTCATCTTAGCGTCACCAAAACGAATAGTTTTAGTCTTGTCGCCTTCCTTGGCAACTACTACAAACTTTTTAGTTGGGTGATTAGGCGTCCGCTTTGGCTTGTTGTACCCGCTTACCCCTGCTCGTGCTAGTTTTGGGTCCTTTGACTTGGGCATTACATAGCTCCTCCACCTTGGTTTCCAGTTCCTGTATTCGGAGCCATTGGCCTTGAAACTCTTGGTTGACCCTCTGCAGGAGCAGGCGTAGTTCGTGGTCCGTTAGCATTGTTTTTGCCCTCTATTTGTTTTTCTTTAAGAAGAGTATCAGCTACTTTCATGCGGCGTTCAAATTCTCTGTCTTCTGCACCGCCTTCACGTAAGTTTCGAGTGATTGCATTAATTTGGTCAATTTCAAGCTCTTGCGGCACTGCTTGAGCTTCTGCTGAAAGTTTAGCTGCTCTAGCTTGAGATTCTTGCGCTTGTGCAGATAACGCTGCGGTTTGTGACTGTTGAAACTGCAACTGTGCTTGTTGAGCAGCCATCTGCATTTGTTGTGCCTGAGGATTTGGTTGAACAGCTTGAGCCATAGCGACAAGAAGTTCTTCACGATTAGACAAGTTCATGTTATCAATAACAGATTGAATTAATGTGTTATACAACGGTGAGTCTTTACCCATAGTCTGTAACAACTGTACCAACTGAGTAACTTCGTACTCACGGGCAATAATACCTAGTGTACTACTAGCATTAAATTTGTAGTCAGCTACAGGGTAGTTTTCTGGGTCAAACTGCATGTACCGATAAGCAGCTTTCTTAACAAACGGAATTAAGAACGACTGCTGGAAGTTAATTAGTGTACGCTTGTGGCGTTTAATAATAGCGCCAAGAGACATACTAATACCAGCGGCAGTAGCCTCGTTGTTAACCTGACCTGCAATTCCTGCTGAGTCCACTGCTCCCGTTGCTTGCTGTACCATCTGCTGCAATGCTCCGGCTTGAGCAAAAGTAATTTGATTGACTTGACCAAAGTTGAAAGGCTGGAGTACTTCACGAGGATCTCCGCTAGTTAGAATTAGTTTGCCGGGACGTACTTCAGGTTTTGCGCCTCGTGGTAAACGAGTGGCATCAATAGCCATCATAGGATGAATTGTAAGGCTTAAGGCGTCAATTCTAGCTCGTAACTCAGTGTCCAAAGCTTTTTGACTGTTATAACCCTTTTCGCAAACCCCACGACCCCAGAAACGTCCGGGTACTACATCCCAAGGAAACGCTACTACAGGACGATCCATCATCATGTAAGGGTTAGCTTCTGCTTTTAACAAAATACCGCCATTAGCAATTACTACAACAGCTTCTACGTAACGTGAACTAGGCTCTTCTTCTAGTATTGGTTCTTCGTCTTCGTCGTTTGTAGCAGAATCTAAAAGCTCTCGTGGTACTAAACCGTAGTACTTAGTCAAACGCACTTTGTCGTCGTTGTAAATAGTAATGTCTTGATCTGGTTCAAGATCGGTGTCGGCTGCAGCAGGACCAACGTAAACATTTTTATAAACGCCTTGTTCTTGCAATAGTTCTACTTGGTGTTTGCTAACAAACTCGTCTACTGCTACACCCATAGCGTCTTCTACAGACGTGGCCACAGGATCAATTAAAAAGTTCTGAGGTAGTATAGGCTTAAGTTTAACTTTAACACGGTCTGTGATATTTACTCCTACTGCTTGCAGATCTCCTCCCATAATGGGTTGAGTAGCAGGAGCCATTTCTTTCATTTCTTCAATGACGATTTCGCCAATACCTGTGCCAAAAACTGCGGCGTTAATAAGACATTCTGCAACAGCCTTACGCACCATGCAGTCTTCAAAATCTTCGGTAAGCTTGTTGCGTAAAAACTGTACGTCTTGTTTGTTGGTATCACCAAAGTTATCGCTAACGTCAAACCACTTACCACGACCAAACGTAGCTTCTTCTAGTTCCGCTACATTAGACTCAACTGCTTGCTGAAGTGCAGGAGAAATAATACGGGAACGCTCAGACCTACGCTCAGAGTCAGCAGGGTCCCAGATACCACGCCATAGTCTATAATATTCTTCAAATCTTTGTTCATAATTACTTTCGTAATAGTCTCTCCAGTTTTCACATTTAGTTATAACCCACTCTTCAAGCGTTTCTTCAACCATAAGTGGGTCTTGTTCATATAAGTCAGTCATGGCTTTACTCCAAAGCGTCTATAAATGTTTTTGCCGCCTTTGCTTTACTAGCCAAGGGATTAAAAGTTTCAAGAGCAGTTCCTTTTTTGTAACCGCCTTTAGCATAGTCAATAGCTTCTTTTTTAGAAGGCATGGTCAAAAAATTGTTTGTTTTTAAAGCATTTTCCATTGCTTCTTTATTGGATTTAAAACGACGCAAAGTTTTTCCATCATATTGAATTGTAGGAAACACAAACCAATTTCCGTTTTCATCTACTTCTGCCGCCATTTCGTGCGTAGAAACAGACCCGTCTTTATTTGTGATATAAGGATATTTTTGAGGATTAAGAATTCTGTCAATAAATTCTGGCTTTTTCTTTTTTGCCATATTAGTATCCTGCTACCACATCTAGTATTTGATGGTCTTCAATTTCGTAGTCGTAATCGTACGCTACATTTGCCAGTTGGTCGATGTACGCCAAAGCGTCCACTAAGTCGTCATGTGTTAAAGGGTCAGGGAATTGAAAGAGTTGGTCTAAAAATCTACTGTTCCACTCTCCCTTATTCAGCGTAATGTACCCATTTTCAAAGCGCCCTTGTAACGCCCACATTACTCTGTCTGTTTTCTTTTTGTTTCCGTGGGTTAGTTCTTCTACTCTAAAGAATGTTCCGTACCGTTTTTGTAAATCCATCAGAGGTGACATAACGGCTTGTTTAGCAATACCTCTTTCGATTCCAACCGATACGGGACGGTAATCTCTAACGGCCTGAAATATCTTAGCTGCTGTTTCGTCAAGTGACCATCTGCCGTATATGATATTGTCAACATACCAACCATGCTCACTGACCTTAACCACGGCGATGGCTGTGTCGTCAAGCTTGGAATTTTTAGTCTTCTTCTTGTTGACTTCTTCAAAACCTGCCAAGTCAACTGCAATGTAGTAATCTCCTATTTCCGGCTCATCCTCACTAAAGCGTACCCAGTCTTCCTTAAACATCTCTGAACCACGGGCTTCAAACGACGCCATAAATTCCTGACGAAACGCATAAGAAGACATAGACTTTTTTGCAATATCGATTTCAGACGGGTCAAGAAGAGGATTATCGTAAGAAGTAAAGTGCCATGCCTTGTACGTTTCATCATTTCCTAATTCCGCATACTTGTACAACTCATAAAAGTGGTTTCGACCCATAGGTGTCCCTATGAACATCGCACAGCCCTTCTGGTCAGCCAAAGCAGGTCTTAGGATCTGCTCAAATACCTCAGGCTTCATGTCAGCGTACTCGTCCATTACTAGGAACTTAAGGCTGACACCTCGCATGGTTTCTGGTCTGTCAGCTCCTTTGAGACTGATAGTGGCTCCATTAATAAGCTTAATTTGAAGATTATTAACATGGCTACCACTGATAACTTCATGCCCAAGATCGAGAAGGGTGGTCCACATGATGTCTCTGGCTTGTCCCTGAGTAGGTGCGACGTAAAATACATGGCCTCTGTCCGCCTGAAGTGCGTTAACTATTAACATCCATGCTGCTAATCTAGACTTACCAGTACGTCGCCCAGCAGCTACTATTTTAAATCTTGTGTCGTCTGCCCAGACATCCTGTTGCCAAGGCAGTAGTTCTATATTAAGATCCATTAAAGTTATTAAACGCTTGTGGTCTTTCTAGTAGCTGGAAGGTAACTGCTACTTCCATCTGCCCTGTTGCTGAAGATGCTTGAGTTTTTACAGTATCTCCATTGTGCAAAACAAAAATGCCTTTGTCGTTTTGGCCGCCTAATACTTCTTTATTTCCTGCACCGATACTAGTACCGTCAAAGAAGTACATTTGGTCTACACCGCCTGTTTCCCACCAAAGACTTACTTGGTTTGTACTGCCGCCGTGGTTGGCAATAAAAATATACACAATGTGTATCGTATAGCCTGTTGGTATAGTAAACAGCGTTTGTTCAGTAGCGTCTGTTAACGTAATATGTTTTGTATGAAGCATTAGGAGTATGTCCACATAACTGGTGTTGTGCCACGGGTGTCAACGTGAACAAAGTCAGAAGCAACACCTATACCTGTAAAACCAAGCTCTAGAGCAGCATGGACAACCTTAAGGCGATCAGCGGCATTTGTTATTTTTATGTCTGCCGCTATGCCTTGGGCATGAGTACCGGGAACGTCTTTCTTTTTTTCTATTGGATGTAGTGTCGGGTGTCTATATCCACTAGTGATGACGAAAGGAAATCCACACCATGCCCTTAACTTGTCTAGCTTTTGTAGAAACTCTTGTTCCATGTTGTTGGTACCAGAGACCTGACAATCAAACTCTTCTCTTGTGAAATAATTAAGAGCCATCTACTACTTCTCCTTCAATAATATCTTCCGGAGTGGTTACCTCAGCAGTACCAACACCTGTAATGTTAATCTGTATAGCGTTTCTGCCACCGTCTTTAACTACTTCTTTTTCAAAAGCACCTACAGGTAATATTCTGTCCATCACAAGCTTCCAAGCAGCAGCCTGATTCTTATGATCATGGTCCAAAGCAGCATCAAAAATAGTCTCTAGGACCTTACGAGACTTAGGACTAGCCAACATTCTAGCCTTGTACTCATTAATTATCGCTGCGTCACCCTTTGGTCGGCCAACTTGACCCTTGTTTCCGGGCTTTACAGCGGCTACTTCTGACTTCCGGGGTCTGCCACGACCTCTTTTTTTAACAACGTCGGTCATAACATAAATTATCCCTAATTACAACAATAGTATAACACAAGTTGACACAAAAGTCAAGCTATTTTATGCTTAATTCCTGGGACATTAGAAACTTGAGTAAAATCAACAGGTTACATGCTGTTATTTTTTACTTAATTTTCCTAATTTTGACCTATTTTGTGCCTGAGTGGTAACAGAAACAAAAGCAACAACACATACCCCCTCCCCCGGTCTAAACTTGTGTCAACTTCTGGAAGTTATCCACAGGTTTTCCACAGGTTGTCCACAGGTTGTGCATAAGTTGTGGACAACTGCGAAGTGGTTACTCCAGAGTTATCCACAGGTTATCCACAGGTTGTGGAAAACTTGTGTAAATCCTGTGGATTTTTTCTGCTGTATCAACTAAAGTTATCCACAGGTTATCCACAGTTGCGCCCAAGGTTATCCACATGGCTCTGAGAGGCCCTAGGAAGTTATTCACGGGGTTTTAACCTTGGGGGTCATAAGTGTGTGCCTATGTAGGTCCAAATGGCCTGCCAAGAATCGTGCCAACATTGGCAAAAAATCATCAGCTGAAGAAAAAAATCAGTATTGGTACGGGACTTGCAAGGGAAAAAAACATACCAAAAAAGAAAAACAAAAAAAGTAAATATTCACACTACAGTGTAACAATACTGTAACAATATGTTGGCATTATGAACTCAAGCCAAGGCAATCACGCCAAGGCCAACAAAAGCCCAAGGAGGGCAGCAACATGGAAAACGTAACCACATCAAAGCTACTAGGCCGAAGCATCATCATCCGCAAGCGTAAGGCTCTTAAGCGACCTTTCAGCTACAGCCAAGGCGAATGTTTCCACAAGCTCTCTGGCGGTCTCTGGTCGCTCTACATTGAACACAAGGCAGGACGATCTGTAGGTGTAAGCATCTCAGACCGCTAGACCTTCACAGCTTCACGAGACCTCGCTACATGCGGGGTTTTCGCCGTACCAGAAACAAAAGGAGTTCATCATGGTCAAACTATCCAAAGCATCAAAAATGCCAGGACGCTCGTGGTCACTGCAAGCGCTCGACACATGTCCAGCTTCACGCAAAGCCGATGGTTCATTGGTCGACGCATGTTCGGGATGCTATGCCACGACTGGTAATTACCGATTCAAGAACGTCAAGGCCCCAAGGGAACACAATCGAGAGGACTGGAAGC